GCGGTGGCGGAGGCGCTTACGGATATGTGGGTGGCGGCGGAGGATCAGGCGGAGGATCAGGAGACTCAATTTCCTATGGTGGTGGAAATGGAATACAATCTTCATCTCCATATGGATCTGCTGCTCAAGGATTTAATGGCGGTGCAGGACGTGGAACAACATCTTATTCTGGTGCTGGCGGTGGCGGCGGCGCTGGCGGTTTAGGTGTTAATTCTACGGTAAGCGAAACTGGTGGCGTAGGTGGAGCAGGATTATCTTCAAGCATTACTGGAACTTCTGTTACAAGAGCAGGCGGTGGCGGAGGCGCAAGGTATGCTGCTGGCGGAAGCAATCTAGGTGGACAAGGTTCAAATGAATCAACTAATGGAGGAAATGCTGTAGCAAATACTGGATCAGGTGGCGGTGGATCTTGTAATGCAACTGGGGGCAACGGCAGCGGCGGAATAGTAATAGTTAAAAGTCCAATCCCAGCAAGATTATTAATAGGTTCTCCATCATCTGGAGTAGATGGTGCGTTTTATATTTATCAATTTACAGGAGATGGGAGCATAACTTTCTAATGGCACATTTTGCAGAACTAGATGAAAATAATGTGGTTGTTTCTATCCATGTTGTAAACAATGATATTTTAAAGATTAATGATGTAGAGTCAGAACAAGCTGGGGTAGATTTTTTAAACAGTCTATATGGACACAGCAGATGGAAACAAACTTCTTACAATAATTCTTTTAGAAAAAATTATGCTGGAATTGAAAGCATTTATAATGAAGAGATAGACGCATTTGTTGCTAAGCAGCCTTATCCATCATGGACTCTAGATGAAGATAGCGCAACTTGGATCCCACCAATTCCAAAACCGCATGGAGAAGATCAAAGCCTAGATTTAGTTTGGAATGAGAGTACAAATTCTTGGATAGATGTATCAATATTGAATGCTGGTGTTATTAATGAGTAATAGAATTTTTAGTTCTTCTTCTTTATCTACTGGACAGAAGCAAAATAATTTAACAAATTCAAATTTTAATGGGGTTGCTTTATCGACTAGCTCTTTATATGATGCTATTAAAACTATATCAGATAACGTAAAACTTCAAAATTTTCCAACATCAGGAGGATCTTTAACTGTAAATAGTTTAGGTCTTAATAATTATGATTATGTTGTTAAAGAATCAACAACTTTAAGTTCATTTGTAGCAGAAGAATGGTTTACAAACACACAGGATAGCGCAGCTTCATTTATTGTTGTTAAAGGGGATTTAAACATAAACTCTGGAGTTACATTTACTCCACATGTTAGAAAGCTTTTTACATGCATTTTAGTTGAAGGTAACTTAACAGTTAATGGTACTATTACCATGACAGCTCGAGGAGCAAGCACTGGATCTTTGCCTAATCCAAACAATACAATAAGAATAATTAACGGCGCATACTCTTCAATAACTAATCCCGAAGTTCCATCAGGCGGCGGATCTGGTGGTTCTGCATTTACAGGCAGCTCAGGTCCTGGAAATAATGGATCAAATGGTCAATCTGGAGGTTCTGGTGGTGGAGGTTCTGGTGGTAAGTACTCAGGCACATCTGGAACTTCAGGCGCTGGAGCATCTGGTAGTGCATTTTCTGGAGGCTCAGGAGGCGGAGGAGTAAACTCAGGCTTTGTTTCAGCTGCTTCTTCAAACGGTGGAGCTGGAGGCAATAGTCAATCTATAGGTGGGGGTAATGCATCAGGAGGCGGAGCAGGAAATCCTCCAGGTAAATCATCTAGAGAAGGAGGTTATTTTAATTTTCCAAACCTTGATGGAAATTTTGGTACTGGAGGAACTCTAATAATTTTTGTTACTGGAACTGTATCTGGAACTGGAACAATTTCTTCTAATGGCTCTAAGGGAGGCGGCGGTTATGGTCTAGCAATTGGAGGCGGCGGAGGATCAGGCGGAGGATCAGTAAATGTAATTTGTTCAAGTGGTTCTGTGTCTAATTTAACTGCAACTGGCGGTGCTCGTGGAGAAGGATACACAACAGATACTGGTAGTGTGTTTTATAGCGAAGGCGGCGCTGGAGGAAACGGAACAGCAAGAATTTTAACTGGATTTACTGGATAATACTATTATGAGTTATCAACTTAAGGTAATCAAAGATTATCCGATTGGCTTTTGGCCGTTGGATGAGTCTTCGGGTACCACCGCTTCAGATATTTCAGGATGTGGAAACAATGCTACGTATGTAGGATCCCCTTCAGCAAACATGTTACCAATTATTCCAGGTGGCGGATCAGGAACAAAGATAACAAATACTGCTTATATAACAGTGCCAACATCAAAAGACTTTTATGGCTCATCTGTTTCAAACGGCCTTGGCAACAAATACTCCTCAGACAATGACTTTACATTAGAGTTGTGGATTAGCCCATCTATTCAATCAACAAATGTCACCACATTGTTTGCAGACACAACAGATGGCATTGGATTATATTGGGAAAAAGGCGACGTTGTATTTAAGGTATCTGCAACAGAACAAATTAGGTGGGCAGTAACATATAGCAAGAAGGCTATGCATATTGTAGGCGTATATTCTGTAAGCTCTATTAGCCTTTATATTGATGGAACTCAGGTTGCAGTTAAATCATTAGATCCCGCATTTAAATTTACTAACACAACGTTTGATTTACAAATTGGACCAACATCTGATGCAGGCGACTCATTTGTTGTAGATGCTCCAGCGGTATACCGATACGGATTAAATGCGGCATCAATTACTAGACACTATAATGACGCTAACTATTATATCCAGCCTATTCATGTAGTCAATCCAGAAGATGGAGTATTGTTTTCCTGCTCAGATAGAACCAAGAAGATAGATTTCGGATACACATATGGAGTAGATGCCCAGTGGGACGACTTTGTAGATTCAAATACTTACTATGACGACAAGGGTAAGTATTTAGCTTTTATACCAACGGAAACTTCTGAGTCTAAGTCGTTTGTTATAAATGATTTTCTATTTATACCTATGGAGTCGAATCTAACAGATTCTAAAATTGAATGGAGAAATGAGTTAGGTATATCAGTAGAGACTAGTGTCGACGGCACAAACTACTCATCTTGCGTAAATGGAGAAGCAATCCCTCAATATAAAAAAGGAAGCTTTGGAACAACTGGACTTCTATATATTAGAATAACTATGTCTACTACAGATGCCAGTAAATTTCTGCCAAGGCTATCGTATTTCTCAATTAGGTTTTATGGCCAGTCTAGAATATACGCAGATAATCATAATAGTTATATTGAATCTAACAATCAATTTGCAGTAGGTTCTTTAAACTATTCCCCAATAGTAAGACATTACAATAATGGAATTAGACCAAATTCAGGATATGGATTTAATATCAATACTGGATTAAGTATAAATACAGTAGAGATGTTTTTTACTCCAAAAACAACTGGAGCAAATACTTTATTCTATGATCCAACTACCAGCACCAAGTATGCCTGGGATGGGTCTGGAACGGTCTCCAAGGCCTCTATAAGCAAACTTTACGTCAATGGGGTAGATAAGACCTCACAGACCAATATAAGCAATTTCCTGGTGGCTGGAGAGCCTCACCACATAGTACTTGTATTTTCATCAGCGGTAACTGGAGCTATTCAATTTAATTATCAAACTTCAGGCGGGCCAGACAACCTATACAACAATATAGCAATATATAATAGAACACTGACACAGGCAGAAGTAACTACCCACTTTGATTTATATTGTGGCAGACCTTCATCTGTAATCACAGATCCAGTAATTGACCTGACAGAATTGACACCAACATATTATGATAATGACTGGATTGTGCTTCAAAGTATATAAATTTGTCATTTAGCCTGACAAAAAGCTGGACTTAGACCGTAAAGAGTGGTAAAATAAAACTCTATGGATATCAATAAGATTAATACACAGGTCATGGAAGAAGAGTCCACACTCGGAATCTATGTTTGGGAAATGCCAGATGGCCGATGGATTGGCGATGATGAGGGCAACTATCTATCTATTACTTCTAAAAAGAATAATAAATCAAGAATTGAGGCTCTTGCAAAAGAGGTCAGAAATTTTGGTATCTATGAAGGACAGCCTAAGTTTCTTAGTGCCCGTCGAAAGATTACAGACGAAGAATTTGAAGAACAGCAATCAAGACTTAAGTGGGGCCTAGTTCCAGATCCTATGGACATTGGTAACTATAAAGATGAAGTTAAAAAGTATGGTAATTTAAGGGGATAAAAATGGAATTTATTGAAGACGACGACTCGACAGATATTTCAATTTCTAACATGGCGGATTGGATGAAGTTTAATACTCCAACACAGGCGACAAGCAACGACCCATTTAAGATTGAAGGAGAAGCACTTACAAAGGTATCAGGTCTTGGTGCATCATTCCGTCGTAAAATGAATCGTGATCTTCAGAAGAGATTCCAAGGAATTGAAGGAACAGAGACTCAGCAGAACCTACTTGCTCAAGCAATTACAGGTTATGCAATGTTTGATCTTATTGAGCCACCATATAACCTAGATTATCTTTCTCGTATTTATGAAATTTCACCATACAACTATGCAGCAATCAATGCTAAGGTTTCTAATATTGTAGG